CAGGAGCCGCAAATCGGTGAGTTGCCGCGGCCTGATGGGCGAACGGCCGGAGCCGCCGAGTTGCAGCGTGCCGTCCTTGATGGCGCTCTGGATTTGCTGGAGCAGTTCTGGACTGAGTTGCATACAGGTTCCTCGTTACCCGAAGGTGATGACAACGGACGCTTGCACGAACCACTGCCCGTTCAGGGCCACCAGCGTGATCCCAGAGCCGATGAACGCGGCCGTCGCCGCCGTGTTCTTCGCGCCGCCCGTGATCCCGTTCTGAATCAGACCGGTCGCGGTGATGACATGCGCCACGGCGGTTCCGGCCGTAATAAACAGCGTGGTCCCTTCCTCATCCACGGTCGGCGCACGGAGCGTATACGCCCCGGCTGTCGCGTTGATGATGCGATACGCGCCGCTCTGAATGGGAATGGCCCCGCTGACCGACAGCGTCGTCACGGGCTGCGTGACCGCCCACGCGCGCACGCTCGCCGGTTGGTTTGGCAGAAACGCGCCGCCGCTCTGTGTTCCGAATGCAGGCATACGAATCTCCTAAATCTGTGAATCCAAGATCACGGCCGAACAGTCATACACCGCGCCGCCAATCGCGCCGGCCGTGCCAACCGTCACCAGGGTGCCAGCCTTCGCGCGAAACTGCTGCGTGACGCCAGCATACGGAATGGCGCCATTGGCGAAGTTGACAATCAGCACGTTGACGCCCGTCAACAACCGCAACGGCAACGTGGCCACGCGCGCCGTCCCGCCCGTGTCCGTGTAACTCACGAAGATGGTGAAGTTCTCGGCGGCCGTCGTCGTGATGAGAATCGACACCATGCTATTCAGCGTGGTATCCACCAGCGGCGTATACGTCGTGATGGCAGGCACCGCCGCCGTCTGGCCCACGAGATGCACCGCCGCGCGAATGGCCGGCAGCCCTTTCCCGGACGTGCCGATGTCATCGAACACCAGCAGCGGGCCCGTGAGCGAGAGGGAACTGTTCACATAGCGCGTGCCTGTGAACTCACTCGGGAGACCGAAGGCCACGGGCGTCCGTGCGAGATGCGCCAACGCCTGCGTCCCATCGGCCCCAGGCACCACGCCAATCGTCGGTGTCTGATCCACACGCGTGATGCGGAGTCGTTCGGCCCCAATGAGCGCCAGCATGCCCCTCTTCACCCCCGCCGCCGAGGCGAGGGTGATGGTGAGGTCGTTGGCCGCCTTGGCGGTCGAGAGCGTGGTAATCGTCACGCCACGACAACTCCGGTCGTGCCGGCGATGGCCCAGACCCCGAAGTTGGCCTTCAGATCCAGCCGCCCACCGAGCGCGGCGACAAACGTTGCCGTGTCAGATGTGCCAGGATTGCCAGTCATCGTCACGGTGTGCGCCTGCGCCGTGGCATTGAGAATCGTCAACGTCTGCGTGCCATCCGGCGACGGCAGCGCCAGTGTATACACGCCGACACCAGGCGCGGTCAGATAGATGAGCGTATCGACCACGGGAATGGTGCCCACGCCGCCAGGCCCGGTAATCGCTCCGGATGCCCCGAACGAGAGCCCCTCTGGCCCGCCGATGCCGATGAAGTCACTCGGCACGCCGAAGACGACCGGTGTCCCGACGGCCCACGGCCCCGCGGTGGACTTGGTGTAGCCCGGCACGATGCCCAGCGTCGGCGTGTTGCGCACATCGGTGATGCGGAAGCACTCGCTGCCGACGTAGCCGATCATTTTCGTGCTCGCCCCGGTGGCGGCCGTGAGGGAGAGCTGCGTCGTCTCAACGCCTGCGTTGTTGATGACGTGCGCGCGGGCGAGTGTGGTAGCCACGAGCGCCCAGAGCAGGCCGTCAGGCGACTGCGTGAGTTGCTCGGGAACAAGTGAAAGTTTCATCGTATTCACTCCTAGTAGTGTAAAATAGAGTCATGAAACGACAAGACCTGACTGGCCTGAAGTTCCATAGATTGACGGTCATCGAATATGCCGGAGCCACACGCCCACCTAAGCGGGCCTTGTGGAAATGTAAATGCGACTGTGGCTCTATCTGCGAAGTCATTGCCACGCATCTGCGTAACGGCAACACGAAATCGTGCGGTTGCCTGAGAAATGAAGTCGCAGGCGGACGCACACGCACGCACGGTCTGTCGAAAACACGAGAATACGAAACGTGGTGCCACATGATTCAGAGATGTGAAGATCCGCGCCAGCCAGGATACAAACATTGGGGCGGACGCGGCATCACGATCTGTGACCGATGGCGCAATGACTTCGAAGCGTTCTTGGCCGATATGGGGCATCGTCCATCCGCGAAGCATTCGCTGGATCGCATCAACAACGACGGCAACTACGAACCATCGAATTGTCGATGGGCCACTCGCCACGAACAAGCCAGAAATCAACGCCATTAGCCGCCTACTCAGCCCGCCACCACGCAACCTAATTCCTGCCGAAGCACCGCGACAGCATACAGAACGTCGAGTCTGGAAATGAACTGGTCCGAGAGGGCAACGTAATCGCGAATCACGCGGAGCGACTTCCCAGACTTCTTCGACGCGGCGCGATAGGCCCGATCCGTTCCGCCTGGCAGCGGGAGGTCCACCATCGCAAGCGTTCCAAAATCCTTGTGGACCACGAGATTCTGCGGCGTCTGTTTACCAGTGATACTCGCGAAATTCGCCGCGGCAGTATCCCAGACGAACACTGGCGTTCCGGTTGCTGGGAGATTCGTGACGTTTTGCTGATTCGAGCCAGGGCCGACAATGGCCGGAGCAATGGGGATGGTCATCGCTCCGGCGCCGTCCGCAGTCGATGTGGCCGTGACGACAAACTGCATCGTTTGCCCAGTGCTCGAAAACGACTGAGGATTGATCCCGTTCACGGGCGTCGTGGTCGAGACAAACGAAATCTTGTCGCCAGCGTTCAGGATGGCGCCGGCTGCCCATGCCGCCGTAATCACCTGCGAGGCGCCAGAGGCCGGCACGCCGTTGGTCGTCGGCGCCGACACGCCGAGCGCCCCAACTGTGTGGACAAAGATATTCTGATCGACCCACCATTTCGCGCCAAGCGTGCTCGACTTCGTCATAGACCCTGAATCGTATTGCGACGAAATCTCACGTCCGTTGTGGAACAAGCCCTTGAGGTTATCCATCAAGGTAAAGTCCGCAATCGGGTTCAGGATGTTGTTGCGACCGTTGTCATCCGGCGCAGCCATGTTGTCGAGCTTGACCTTCGCGAGACCATATGTCGTGAGCGTCGAAGGAGTGACACCAGGCGTGCCGACGGCGTTGTTGAGCCCTTGAGCCAACCCGCAGACATCCTGGTCGATCAGGTTGTTGAGTCTCACGAGCTGTGGCATCAGGATGCGCTCTCGATACATATCGATATCGAGTGTGAGTTGCTGTGAACTGACTTCGGTATCAACGCCTCGCTGATACGAAAGCGTCACTGGCACAAACGTCTCAGTGATCGCTTCGATCTGCGCGGCCTGACCGAGACGACCGAAGTAGCGCGGCGGCTTCCGAACGTTTAACGTCTGGCCCAGGACCGCGCCGCCAAACTCGAACTCATTGCTGTATTCAGAGTTGATGACGCGCGTTGCCGAGTCCGTGTTCTCCAATACGTCCAAAGCTTCCATTGTGGTAATTTCGTTCGTGATCAGGGTGTTCGCCATATCATGCGCTCGTGGTGCTTGAGAACACTCCTTACTGGCTGGTTGGAGTGCTCGTATTCAAGCCGAGCGCATTGCCGTCGAGGCCAGAGAGACGGCGGCGAATGCGGGTGAGAAGCTATGCGACTAATCGATCGGGATGCTTGTTGCTTTTCTTCAAATTCTCAGTGGCTTTCAGAATCTGGAGGTTGTGCTCCACATGCAGCCCGGAAACAGTGCGACCCCTTAACGGGTAAATGTGATCAACGTGATGGATGATACCAGTTTCACGCGTCAGGCGTGCGGCTTCAGCGTAGATGGATTCAATGGCGGCTGAGTTAGCCCATGATGGCGTGGCCTTTATCTCTGCGGCGCGTCTCTTAACGGCCCATGACCTTCGCAGGCCAGGATTCTTCGTCAGATAGCGGCGCGTGCTCGCGAGTTGTCCGCCTGCGGCAACATACTTAGCCACCCATGCGCGCTTTACATCCGATTTCTCATACGTCTTATTGCGCGCCGCCTTCTTGGCGCGAGCCACGCTTGTCGCCTCATACTTCGCCATTGCGCGGCGCATGATGGCATGGCCAGCGGCTGACGCGTAATACGACTTAAAATACGCCTTCATATACGCGCGATACGCTGGCGTAGCACGACGAGCCTTACCACGAGCGCGCTTCTCGGCTGCTGTCATCTCCGGCCGCGCCTCTCGGCTGCCCTAGCGGCCTTGTAACTTTGATAGTCGCCTTTTTCCGCATACTCGGCCGAACTAGGCGTCGATGACCGGCTCCCAGACCCAACCGGCTGCATGGGCGCCGGGATATTCTGTTGCGGCCGATGGCCATTGCTGGGCGGCTCAGCCGGCGCCAGCTTCGCTAATTCAAATGCGAAATTATATGGGTTGGAGAACGCGAGTTGCGCGAGCTTTTGCGCAATCTCTGCGCTGGCCATGATCGCATGCTGGAGATGCTCGGATTGCGGATGCTGGAGAATCGCATGAATGGCCGGCGCGGGCATGTCGACAAACGTTCCAGGCCCTGATTTCTGCAGGATATCCCAATCCTTATACGCGGCGCGCCCCTTGGCCCTGACGGCTTCGACGTGCGTGTCAAAGGTTGCCGCCTCACGCTCAGCCTTGAGCATCTCGCGCACGGCGGCCCGCATATCCTGAGCGGCCAAGCGCTGCTCGGTCTTCCAATCGCTGAGGTCCTCTACGAAAGCTGCGTACGTTTCGTATTTGGTGCCGATATCGTCTTCGGAAGGTTTTTCGCGAGTAGGCTGCGCCGATTGCGCCACTGGAGGCTGTTGCGGCTGCTCTTGCCGTTGTGGTTCTGGTCGCGGTTGCTGCGCGAGACGTGCTTCTAACTCAGCAGCGCGTTTCTCTGCGGCTTCCGCTTTTTCCTCTGCCGCTTTGCGAGCGGAAGTTAACTCAGAAAATCTCGCTTGTCCGCGAGTAGGCTTTACCGGCTCTGATGTGGCTTGGATGGATGTATCTGCTGGAATAACCTTCTCGGCTGGCGTGGTGCGATCATCATGCCGTTCCATTGTTTCGGCAAGTTGATCAGTCGATACACCAACCCCAGAAAGCACTCTCCCATTCTGCTCAACAGAAACAGTGACGTTCGGATCGGGTGTGTCGCTCATACCGCCCTAGCCCGCTGCCTTTGCTCGTCACGTTCGCACAAGCGGCAGTAAATATTCAGGGCGTCACGATTCTGACGCTTCACATTGAACTCGCTTCGATGCTTTGGCATTTTGCAACATCCGCAGATTTTATCGGTCCACGGATTCCCGCCCGCACGAAGCACACGCAGCCTTGCGTGGAGCTGCTTATGGTAGGCGTCATCCTGGCAGATGACGAGCTGCGATTTCGCTGAACGCGTCCCATCAACATGATGGATTTGCGCCTTCGGAGGTAGTGGCTTCCCGAGGGCGGCTTCTGCTCTGGCGCGATGTAGATATACCTTGGAGTTACCGCCTGCTTTCTGCGGATAAGCCTTGATGCTCAGCATCCGTGTGCCGTGGCCGGTCACGAACCGATACGGCTGGCCCTTGACGTGACCCAACCGTTTCAGGCTTTGCCGAGCCAGATTCGTTGGTTGGCCGCAGCCGCACTCACATAACTTCATGGCGTGGCCCCTAGCATACTCTCTTAGCCAAGCCTACTCGCCCACTTATCGCTGATGGCTTCCGCCTCAGCATCGGAGCACCGGCGATGGCCCTGTTTCTCGAACTCGCGGAGCACCGCCAATTGCGCTTCGATTTCGCGCAGGTCCATCGCTGCGTCAGCGCAGCCATGCCACTCGGCAATCGCCACTTTACTCTTGAGGTAGGCCACAAGCGTGGCGTGCTGGGCTACCAAGTCTTCGATGGTCATACGCCCTCTGCCGGCGGCGGTTGGAGCGCCGCGGCTTGTTCCTGCGCTTCGAGTGATTGCGCATGGCCCATCTCGGCCATCTCGCGCGCCTGTTCGTGTCCTGTCGCCGCCTGCTCAGCCTGTGCCTGCTGCCCCATCTGCGCCATCCCGGCCTCGTGCGATTGCTCAGCCTGCTGCGCCTCGATACCGCTGGCCCGAGCCAATTCAGCTTCGCGTGAATCGATCTCCGCCTGCATCTGCATGCCGCGCAGCTTCCACTCTTCAAGCCGCATCTTCGCTTCGTTATCCATCGCGGCAATCTTGAGTTTCGTCTCGGCGTCGAGCTGCGCAATCTGGAGCTTGAGTTGCCCATCGGCCTGCGCGGTCTGCGCTTTGACTTGCGCGTCAATCTGCGCGGTCTGGATGGCCCCTTGCTGCTTCGCCTGGTCCGTCGCGATGGCTTGCTGCGCTTCCTGCAACGCCGCCTGCATCTGCTGCATCTGCTGCTGGACTTCAGGCGGAATCTGCGGCTGGTCGCCTTCCTCTTTGGGTTTCAACTCAGGCGGCAGCGCATTGCGCGCCAACTCCGCCATTTTATGGGCATTCGGGAACGAGAGCGTTTCGATGTACTCCGGCGTCAACACGGCCTGCATCGGCGGCGGCAAATGCGGGATGAGTTCCGACAGCGCCGCGCTCCCTTCCTTGAGTCGCGTGGCCGTCGCCTTGCCCACGCTCACCGTCACCGCATAGCGCCCGTTGTTCAGGTCGTAGAACTTATACAGCGACTCTTTGAGCTTCGCCTGCTCCGGCGTGATGTCCGGAGGCGCCTGTTCCGGCACGCCATTGGGTCCTGGCTTGAACGGCACGCCGGCCATCACCTGCTCGGTTTCATCATCCTTCCCCATGATGTGCAGAATCTGGCCCTTGCGCGTAATCTTCGGGATAACTTCGACCATCAACTCGGCGGCGTAGATGAGCGCGCGGCGCACGTTGTCGGGATAGTTGCTATTGGCGAGGTCGGATTGCTGCTGGAGGGCTTCGAGCGCGCGGCCTGACCGCTCATTCGGATTCGTGTTGCCAAGACTCGCATCGCCCGTGCTCGTCGTCGCCTTGATGGCCTCTTCGCTCGTCTGCATCAGCATAATAGCGGCGGACAATCCGCTCGTATCGCGCTGGAGCAGCGACGGCGGCGGCACCAGGTCACCACTCACGCTCTGTGGGTCATACGGCAGATAGCTGTAGTTGTAGAGATTCGCCGTGTCCCAAATCTGCTTGTAGTTGTCAATCTGGCCGGCGGCGGCGATGACGGGATTCTTGGGCGCGAGTGCGAAGATTTCAATGCCCCCGGAGTAGGAATAGTTCACCATGCGCTGCGCATCCATCCCAGGCCCGATGATGCCACGCAGGATGACCTTGCCATCGACGTTCAACTCTTCGCCGAGGATTGGGATGATGGGAATGCGCGAGCCGACCCAGTCATATTCTTCGAGCGACTCCACCGCGTTGATTTTGTCGCACTTGACGTTCGGCACGCGCATGATGCGCTCTTGCTCGATCTGGTCCTTCTCGTATTTCGGCCCGCCGTCCACCTTCTCGACAACGGAGCCGTCCTTGAGACGGCAGAATGTGCGGTTCGTGTATTCGATGCGCCAGTATTCCGCGATACGAATCGTGTCCTCGCTGACCCAGCCCTTCATGTCACCCGTGGAGATGAATTCCTCGAGCCCGCGCACGTCGGCCTTCGGATACTTCCGCTTGAACTCGTCCTTGTCCAAGTCCTCGATGACAAACATGAACTGCGCATCGCTGCGCGTCGGACGCATCGCGGACGGGTCAACGTAGACGGTCAGGTTATTCGTGATGCGCTCCATCACGAGTTCCTGGTCGTAGATTTCAGGGTCGTTCGGGTCGCCGTCCCACGTCTGATGCACGTAGTCCGTGCGCAGTCGAAACCAGCCGATGCCGCCTTCGATGGCGCCGTCTGCCGCCCACTCCACAGGCGACTCGCCGCGCGAGTTGTTCTGCACGCGGCGCAGGATGCCTTTGTAGATCTCCGCGGTGTCTTTGTCGGCCCCGGCCCCGTTCGGCAGCACGTCGAAGCCGAATGATGCGTTCTTAATCGTGTTGGAGGTTTGTCGAACAGGCTGTGAGAGTCGATCCACGACGAGGCACGGCCTTGGAGGCTGCGCCGGCACGCCGGCGAGGGCATGACCGCCTTCGCGGGCAATCTTGATGGCTGATGGCCATTGGTCGCCGGCGCGGAATTTCTTCGCTTCGAGGATGCGCTTACGCTGCTCGTCGTCGGCATCCGCGCAGCGTGTCCACCGCTTCCTGGCCTCTTTTATCAGCGCCGACGGTATGCCTGGCACTAGGGCGCCCACTTCGCAATGAGTTTGAGCTGTTCTTGTTCGCGCTCCAACTTCGGGATGAACGCGCGCACGATGTCGGCACGCTTGCCAGGCCGGTCCAACCATGCGCGCTGGGCCTTCGGCGGGAGCGCTTGCAGGCACATGTAATCGAACAGCGAATCGAGGATGTCGTCCTCGATGCGCAAGCCACGCCAGACGCTCCGTGCGCGTTTGCGCCACACGCTGCGCCCCTCGATGACAATCGCGAGCAAGCGCGGGCGCGTCCGCTCGATTTGGCGCATAAATTCTTGTGTCTCGTCGTGAAGTCTGCGCTCTCGATGCGTGCTCGGATGGTCCGAGATTGGCAGGTCAGGAAGGTGAAACGCGCGGCCATCAGCCACGGAGGATCCATCGGAGGCGCTGGAGGAACGTCACCTGCTGCGACCGAAAGCCGATGTAATGCTGCCGGAACATCTCCAGCCGTTGCGTCATGACGGCGAGCTCATTCTCACACGCTTGCACGCGGTCGCTCAGCGCCTTCCCAGCCATCAGCAACGCATCACACCGCGCCAGGAGCGCGGCGGTCACCTCTTCGGCATCCGCGAGGCGTTCGTTGACATTGCGGCGAGCGGCGAGCGCGTCCATGTCCTACGCCGGTGGCGCATCCGGCGTGGACGCCGCAATGGCCTCCAACTTGGCCACGGTCGCATCCAAGGTCGCTTGCACAGCATCGACATCCGGTTGCGACATGCCAGTCCCGATTTGCGCCTTGAGTGCGTCGAGGTCAGCGGCGATGTTGTTCGTCGCGGTGTCAATCGCGGCCAGCGCGGCCTTCATCGTATCGGCGGAAGCCATGAGCGAATCTCCTTGGCGCTCCAGCGCCTTTAAGCGGTCCAAGAGGTCAGAATGGGTAATCCAGCGTCGGAACCATCGCATGTGCCCGCAAGTCTACACCCGATTTAGTGAACCTTCCTGAGTTTCGCGTGACAGGGCTGGCACAGCCACACCACGTCCCGACGTTTGCTGTAATCTGAGTGATGCCCTTGGATGTTGCCATTTGCGCCGCACCGTGAACACGTCTCCGGCTTGGTCACTTTGCCATTCCTGACGCCACGCCGTATCGAAAGCCGTGCAGCTCGTTTTTGCCTCTCTGCCGCAGTGCGTAGCCGAGCCTGCTGTCTGACGCGATTAGTCTCCAAACATTCAGCACACCTGACACGCGATGGCCTATTACCAGAAGCCAACGGGCGCTTGCCACAGAATCCGCAAAGCCCAGCGTCTATCTTGGCGTTGCGCCACTGAGCCGCAGCGTGACGCTGGTTTTCTAGACCGATAGCTGTTCGCATTTGTAACGAACACTATCACACCACTGCCCATAAACACAGCACTAACCCATCCAAGCAGACCCGCCTTGATACGGCATTCGAGGGGCTGCCTTCGTCGGTGGCTTCACCTTTGGAGGTTCTGATCCGAAGTTCAATTCAAGATACTCGGCGCAATTCATCCCATGTTCAAACCAACCATCTTTCTTTGGTTTGCGCACCTGCTTATTGTTTACGCTGACCATGTGCTCATCCCAGACGTAGCCCGCCTCGAAGCCATCAGCCAGGAACCGATCCACCATCGTGGACTGGGCCGAGATGCGCAGCCATCGGTCGGAGTCTGACACCACTAGCGCCTCAGCGCGATTCGCGGCGCGCTTGCGCATGAGGGACGCGAGCCGTTCCACCATCGCCAGCCGGATGGCCGGTGAGTTGCTATCGGGCTGCGACCGTGGATGCAAGCCTTTCGCGTGGAGGGCTTGCACGGCTCCTACGGTCCCGTGGGATGTATCGGACGCGCCGGCTGGGTCACAGCACTCCCGAATCTCGACGGGCTGCGGGAACCACTCGTGGCGATACTTGAGCACGATGTCGATGAAGTCGTCGAGGTAGAGCTGCTGACCGAGAATGCCACCGATGAAGCGCACCTGTCCGAGTGGGGACGTCTGGCGAAACACCACGCAGGGATGATGCTTCCCGAAGTCGAGGGCCATATCAAGCGGTAAGCGTGCGTCGTAGTCCGCTGGCACTTCGTGAAGCTGGCGCACGAACGCGCCGGCATACACCGGATCGCCGGTGACGTTCATCCCACGGATGCCTTGAATGAGCGTCCGATGCTTCGGATGGCTCGGCGGATACAACCGCTCGAGCGCTGGTATCACGCTGGCGTCAAGGTTATGCGCGTTGTCGTAGATGCTGATGGGCACATAGAGGCGATGCGGGTCGCTGTTCTCAATCGGAAACTCTTGCGCAATCCAATGCGTGTCTTCGATGGCCTGCGGGCTGATGGTGATTTGATGCGGGAAGCCAGGCGCGGAGAGCCGACCCGCACATTCGAGGTAGATGTCTCGCGGAAGCTCTTCGGCCTGGTCAATGTAGATGCGCGCCAGCGTCAGTCCGCGGAACTTCGAGTAGCGCAGCGTCTGGTCCTGCGACTTCAACCCGCGGATATAGATGCGCGTGCCGTTGGGCCAGTCGAAGCAGGATTCTTTGGCGTTCCACGTCTGCCGATCGCCGGCCAAGTCGCAAATCTTCACCCACAGTGGCGCGATGAGCCCATGCACGGCATCATCCGTCCATCGGGCGAGCATGATGGGGATACCGGGATACTTCCGCGCGGCTTCATGCTCTTTCCAGAGACACACGGTCGTCTTGCCGGCGCGAATGGCCCCTTCCACGTCGACTTCCCGCTGGGGCGCCAACATGACCGTGGATTGCTTCCCACGCCACCGCATCCGGACGACAGGCTCAGCCTGTAAGGTGCTCATGGATGACTTTGGCGGGCACGAGCGGGCCGCCCTCGGCGTCGGTCAGCGCTTGCGGCGGCTTGCCGTGCCCGCGGTCGAGGAGCTCGCGTGCGGCGGCAATGCGGGCCATCTCGGACTCGCCGGTGAGCATGATGTCGCCGAGTGTTTTTAGGGCGGATTTCGTGTATTTGGACGCAGCTTTCCGCAACTTCGCGGTCGTTTTGTTCAAGGAGCCGGCGGGTCTGCCCATAGTGCGCTACGTAGGTATCTTACTCTGTGCGCTGCCCTTCAACGAGTTTTCCACAGGTTATGCACAGGTTATCCACAGGCTTCAGTGTCGCACGGTTGTGAGCGCGCCGCGGGTCAAACGCCTGAACTCAGCCTTAGGCGTGAGTCGTCGTCCGTCTGGTGTGCGTTCGTGACGTCGCATCACTTCATCACACGGTCCTCCGCTGTGTGTAATAACAAATCCGTAATCTGACCACGTGCAGGACGACAGAGGGTCACCGCTCGACCTGCCATATGTGAACTTTTCATCACAAACCCAACAGCAATCAGGCTTTGGACCTTTTACGTGAGCCATAGATGTCTCCTGAGGTTTGTTACCGTTACCGTCTGTTACCGCCATTCCATTGAGGATATATAAAAACACGATGTCTATTTCTCTCACGTATTATACCAATGATGGTAACAACGGTAACAACGGTAACAACGGTATAAACAAAGGACTTAAAATGTTACCGTCTCATTATCGGACACGGTAACAACGGTAACAGGCTCAACCCAGCCTTTCACGAGTCCGGCCACGCCGAGACGGCGAAATGGCTTCCGCGTCCACTGTGCAATGCGCAGGATGCTTCCGATCCGGTTTTGGTGGACGCGCGTAATGTCGGCTTCCTTAAATTTGAGCGCCCCTGTGAGCACTTCGGCCGATGTGACGTTCGCCTTTCCGACGCACCATGCCAGCACTGTCTCGGTCCACGGGTCTTCGACTTGGCGGTCAGCCTGGACAGTGAGCGCGGAAACTGGCGTCTCCCACCACGGCACGCCATCCCGAAACGCGGCGAGTGCTTCCGCGAACCAGACGGGTCGCATATCAGCCATCTGGTCGACGCGAATCGCCCCACAGCGCACGGGCCAGAAACGGCGGAGGCCGGTGTCGTCGTTGCCCCAATCATCACGGTTCGTGGTGCCGGCGAACACGGATTGCCTCGGTCGGATCTTTGTATGGCGGTCGTAGCTGGCGCGGTATTTATCTTCCGTGGACGCAACAACAAGTTTCACGCGTTCGCGCTCGGCGCGTGAGAATGATTCAAGCTCACCGATTTCGATAATCCATGAGCCAGGGAGGGCTTGGAAGAAGTCTTTACCCTGGACTGATTCAATAGCGAGCGTATACCACACATCGCCTAAGATACGCAGAGACTTAGATTTACCGATACCTTGCGGTCCCTCAAATATCACCATATTGTCAAGATGGCACCCTGGCACCATGACGCGCGCCACGAGCCCGACAAAGAAATTCGCGCTGACAGCGCGTAAGTAATCCACCGGCTGGGCATCGGACACAGGCGCGCCCCAATACTCCTCGAAGGCGTGCGCAATACGCGGCGTGCCGTCCCACGTCAGGCTAGCGAGCCAATCACGCACGCAGTGCCGCGTCCGCTGGCGCGCGACGTGCCGCACCGCGCTCGAGACGGCCGTTTCAGTGACCGTGACCATCCCGACCGACTGCTGCATGTAAACCGTGAGCCGCGTATCGTCGTCGTCGCGCCACTCGCGTATCGGCGATTGGGCAATCAATACGCGGTCGAGAAACTCGTCATACCAGATGGCATCTGGTCCGAAGAGGGGATCGTGTTGGAGCACGGTGACGGCGTTCGCAAGTGTAGACCGCGGAATGTCGTGATTCTTACCCGTGCAGTCCAGAAGGGCGGCCCATGGGAGCGGCGTCACCGGCCCGCATCCTGTAGCACCTGCTCACGCAAGGTGCGATATTCATCGACGAGGCGTTCGTAGCGAGCCCGCGAAGCCTCGACCCGCTTCGTTAACTCATAGAGCGCATGGATGGCTTGTTGCGCGAGGAGGCGGTAGCACTGGACATCCTCTTCGAGAGAGGCGATGCGTTCGCGCGCGCGCATCGCTATATCCCACCACGCTGAGGGGATTGAACTCGCGCCAGAAACTCTGCCCGATTACCCCCAACACCGCAGCCGAAACATTGAAAGCGCTCCGTCTCTTCATCCACCATAAATGATGGCGTGCGTTCGTGATGGAATGGACAGAGACCAACCCAGTGGCGACCGATCTTCTTGAGTTGGATCACACCCGAGACATCATCAAGGAAAGTGGCAGGCATTAATTTTCTCCTTGACGCTGCTCAGTCGGCCAATCCACGGACGCGCATCGCTGTCTGAACGCGATAGAAAACAATTCCCGTGCGGCAATATCGCGGTCAGGATGCGTGAGAATCCAGATGCGCCGTGCATGATTCGTCGGACGACAACGGACGTGCCCGCTATCGACCATGGCCCTAAAATACGGGAGGATTTCGTCGCGGTGTGCAATGGTCCCTGGGTATCGCGCTTCTTGTTTGGCAAGTTTCCGCTCAAACTTGAGGAGTTTGCGCACACGTCGCTGGTCGTACGTTTCTGACTCGACAAGCCGCTGATGTGCAGATTTTTTGGTTTTCTTTTGAGGAGTGACTGGAACCTGCGTTGATTTCGCTTGCTGGTGCGGCTTCTTTTCCTTGCTGCGCGGCCTGCCGTGATGTGTCAGCACCACAGGAGGGCGTTTCTTCACAAGTCGCGGGAGTAACTGATTCACGGGGAACCTCCATGAAAGGTTGAAGATTTGTGCTGGGCTCTCTGGTGTTCATGGCACCAGAGACTCTCGGGTAGCTGCCGCCAACCACCCAGCAATGCTCAGTTTACCAAAGTCACCGCGCGATTGTATGTCCGGAAGCAGACAAAAGGTAGCCGCGATATGTAGTGACGACCGGCTGCGAGACTACCGCTAATTGAACCCCCGCACATGGGTTAGCGGCTACTTCCAACCTTTCACGAATAGGGCATCTGAAGCCGCCCATATCGCATCCCTGGCGGCCACGGCTTCGGCGTGGGAGATGTTCTTCACCGCTGGTTTAGGCTGAGCCTTATCCTTCGGCGGCCGTTTGGGAGGCTTCGCGTGGGCGCCTGCTGGGCTCATATCTTCACGCCAAACAGCACCAACGCCTGCTCAACGGTTTCCACGACAGGAAAGGGCGCTGACTCTATCGTCTTGAGCTGCGCCACGGTGAGCTCGCCGCCGGGACTCATCAATCCTTCCTTTCGCCGGCCCCAATTTCCTTCAGGAGTTTCTGGTAGGCAATCTTCCCGTGAAGGCGCGCGTGCTCGCGCACGGCCATGACTTGTAAATTGGCTGGATCATCGTTCGATGGATCGCCGTCAATGTGATGGACGATTTCATCTGGCAGGAGGAGACGCCCGAGCTTGTCAGCCACGACTACCCGATAACGCAATGCGCGCCCGTTCACATCAGCCATCGGGTGTCCAGGAAGAAACACAACCGCTCGGCCATCGCCACGGCGGCGCAGGCCACCGCGCCAGTTCGAGTTCCTGGCCCCAGTTCGCCTCTTAGCCTTACAGCTCTGGCTGCAACATGGGTCGGATCGCTTGTTCTGTTTGTAAGTGCCCATAAACGAGCGCCCACAGAAGTCGCAGACAAGCGGGTAGGTATTGCGATTTCGTGAAGCCATTAGAGCACTTCGATGATTGGCTGTTTCGCCCGAGCCGGCCAGCGCCACACTTCGATGGTGCTGTTCGCCGGCCGCTGCATATGCTGGAGGACTTCCTTCTCGATACCGCTGGCCCGTGCGCTGCCGCACTTGACAGACACGAAGCGCACCGAGGTGGCGTTCCACGCGATGAGGTCCGCGGCGCCCTTCGAGCCTGCCATGCGCCCCACGGTGTAGCCAGCGGCTTCCAGCACGTCCCTGGTGCGCCATTCGGCACGCCTGCCCTTGTGCGCCGTGTTGACCATTTTCACTACTCCAACGAGCTAACCGATTCGTGTTAGTATATACCACTATGCCGACAAAGAATCCTCACGCCGTGGCGCTTGGTCGCAAAGGCGGTCAGGCCAAGAGTGCGGCCAAAACGAAGTCATCGCGCAAAAATGCGCTGATTTCGGCCATAAAACGCCGTATCCGTAGAGAGCTTGACACTGACAAGCAAACCGCTTAGTATAGACATATGGACATCACAACCGCGCTGAGCATCACCGCCCCGCTGGCCATTCTGGCCGCTGACCTGAGGCACCGCTGCTGCTATTGTTCGGTTAAGCATCCGACCGATGGCCGCGGGCCGATTCTCTCCGGTGAGCTGGTCAGTGATGGTATCTGCCCAGTGGCGCTGGTCATTATGAACGCCGAATTGGACGCGATGGAGGCTGGCCGATAATGGCTCGCCGATGGCGCAACTACACCGACCTACCAGACGACGTATGCAGGGCTATTTACGCCGCTGTGTTGCCGTCTGGATTGTCGGCCCATGACGTGGAAATCAAAAACAATGCGCGTGGCGGCGGTCGAGGAATGGCCTACCACGAAGGCAGTGGCTACCACGCGACGGCGCGGCCATTCGTTGTTGTGTCCATCGCGAAAACAGAACGCGCAGCGCGTGTGATTCGACACGCTGAAGGCGCAGGCGGCTATCTGCCAGTTGCTCACGGTAGCCGACTCGAATCATTCGTCTATCTCATCGCTCACGAATTGCGGCATCTCTGGCAGGCGAAGGCCAAGGGTAAACCGCGCGGCATGGTCTTTGGCTCAAAGGGCCGCTTCAGCGAGCGCGATGCATCGGCTTACGGCATTAGGATGTTGCGGCGATATCGGCGCGGAGAACTTATTCAACCCATCGGCCAGTGAAAGCACATCATGAAACGCATCTTCCTCGCCTCAGCCCTACTCCTCACGATGGCGATGGGCGCGACCTGCCCGGAAGACGGCAATAACGCCTACTTCACCGGCAACACGCGGACGAGCACCAGCGGCCACCTGCTGTATGAATATCGCTGCGCCACGTTCGGCCATGTGTTTTGGGCGCGGCCGTAACAACCATGTGGGCCTTCGCGGCCGGTATCGTCGTCGGCGTGGCGCTCGCGGTGGCCGTCGCGACTGTGCTGGAACTCGGCGCGATGGAGGAGAACGAATGAGCCGATTTGATTATCCAGACCCAGGCACAGATCCAGAATACGGCGGCGCGCTGCAACCGGAATCCGAACCTGAGCCAGAGCCGACCATCGAAGAGATGCTCGACGGACTCAACCGACGCATTGACGAATTACTACGCGAGCGCGCCAGCACGGTGAGTATTCTGGGTGCCTTTGCCTCCGCGCCGATCACGATGTCCAGCTTGCAGCCCGTGCTGGAACTCGCCGCTCGGCTCAGTGGGCGCACCGATGATGGCGACCCGACGTTGTTTCCTCTTGATAGCCGCGATTGATCAGCTTCGGCGCTTATATGGCGAATGGCACGCGCGGCGCTACGCCGAGCCGGTCGATTTGATGGTGGACATTGAGCAAGCGGGCTGGAGTCCACGAAAGAGGACATACCGATGAGGGTTTCCTACGCCGTGACGTTTGAATTCGAGACGCGAGCTCCGGTCACGCACAGAAGCACCGTCGAAGGCTGGGCGGCGAGCACATGCGCTTCGCGGGCTGTTAAAGAGGCACAAAAGGCCCTGACGCCTGTCAACTGGACGTCTATGGTCTGTGTGCTCCTAGAACGAGTGGATACGGCCCACGAAGCCGACGCCGAGCAAGCCGAGTTTGACCGCGATAACCCGTAACTGTTTGCCGTCTGCGTCATCGCGCATCTAGAGACGAGTGATGCGGTGCTCGGCATACTCCGAGTGGATAGCGCAGCCGGCAATTCTTTTCCGATTGGAGATACGAATGGCAAAACCCTCAGCGTTGGACCGCGCCCTGGCGAAGTTATTCGAGCAACGCGACATTCTGACGCGGTGTATCGCGGAACTGGAAGCGCAGAAGGACCCGCCACGAGCGCCGCGCCAACCGCGGAAGGCCAAGAAGGATAAGGTGCCGAGCCTGTGAGTAGGCTCGCGCGCTACACCGTCACGGTCTACGTTGACGTGGCTATGGACGACGACGCTGACGAGCAGGATTATGTCAGTCGCAAGGCGAAAGACTCCGTTGAGCGCGATATTATCCATACCTTTGAACAGTCCAAGCGTATTGGCGAGAAGATTGACGCGGAATGCACCGACGTGGAAGTGGTGACAACATGAATGAAGACATCATCGACGTGCGTCCATCTCAGGCACTTACCAGACAGGACCGGAGCTCGGTGCTCCTGATGCCTGTCATGGACGTGCCGACCGCGCTGGCTCGTCTCGCTGAGTTCCAAGCGTTCTGCTCGCAATACCTCCAAGAGAGCGCCGATGGCGGGACCGATGGCGGCGATTACGGCGTCATCCCTGGCACGAAGAAGAAAACGCTCCTGAAGTCTGGCGCCGAGAAACTCTGCGAGATTTACGGGTTGGCTGATGACTACAAGGTCATGAGCAGCGTCGAGAACTGGGAGACGGGCCTGTTCGATTACACGTTGACCTGTATTCTCAAGAGCCGGCGCGATGACAGCATCGTCGGAACTGGCGTCGGTTCGTGCAGTTCCTTTGAGGCGAAATACCGCTGGCGTGAGCAGCAGAAAACGTGCCCGTCGTGCGGCATCGCATCCATTATCAAAGGGAAAGACTTCACCAACAGCGGCAAGCCGGCAGGATGGCTCTGCTGGAAAAAGAAAGGCGGTTGCGGCGCGACGTTTCGAGACGGCGACCCGGCCATTGAAGCCCAGCCTGTCGGACGCACGGAGAATCCAGATATTATTGACGCCAAGAATACCGTCCTGAAGATGGCCAAGAAACGGGCCAAGATTGACGCCGTCATTGGCGTGACGCGCTCGTCTGGCATCTTTACCCAGGATCTTGAGGACGCCGCGCCTGCCGCGCAAACCGCCCCGCCAGCGCGTCAGGATGCCCCAGGACCGACGACCGCCGCGCCGGCCGATGATGACATCGCCCAAAGTATGCCGACGCTGGCCCCTCCCCAGACGTACCACGCGGCCGGCGGGGATACCCGACTCATCTCGGACAACCAACGCAAGCGCGCCTTTGCTGTTTCTAAGGCGAAGGGCTGGACGACGGAGCAGATGCGCGCCCTCGTGGGCGACTTCGGGTTCTCTAATTCCGCCGCGATGACACGGAACGTGTATGACGCGTTCATCGCGCGACTTGAGCAAGGGCCAGAACCAGTGACCGAGACAGGCGGAATGCCAGAAGCCGATGAGGTATTCAACTGATGGCCACGAAAACAAGGCCGGTCAGGAAAGACAGCGCTATCGGCGGACGGTTCTACGAGGTCGATGGCGAGCGCTACCCCAGCGTGACGCATATTCTGACGGCCATCGCTAAACCAGCCCTTATTGCGTGGTCAGCCAACGCCGAGCGCGCCGCCTGCACCGAAGCCGCTGCGGACTTGTATCAGGAATGGACCGCACAGACCCCGCCGCCCATCATGCCGCGGGACTGGTATCTCTCTACGCTCACGGCCCGTCTCGGTGCGGTCAAGGCCCATCAAAAGGAATTGGCCAAGGCTGGCGAGATTGGCACCGAAGCGCACAAACTCATTGAGTGGACGATGAAGTCGGCCCTTGGCATTGACGCAGGCCCAAAGCCAGCAGTGAGCGAGAAAGCGCTCTGGGCGTTCATGGCGTTTGAAGATTGGGCGAAGTCCGTGGCACTGAAGCCGGTCCTCGTTGAACAGACCGTCTACTCGAAAGTCCACGGCTACGCCGGCACGATGGATTTACTCGCCCGCGTCAATGGCGTCTTGACGTTGGTGGATTTCAAGACGGGGAAGGGGATCTATCCGGAGTCGTTCCTGCAATCGGCTGCGTATCAGACGGCCCTGGTCGAAATGGGCCACGACCAACCAGCGGCCGGCCTCATTGTGCGATTACCGAAGGTGGACACCGACCCAGCGTTCGAAGTCGGCGACGTGCCTCCAGTCGATGAACTGATGCCGGTGTTCCTGGCCACGAAGGCGCTTTGGGCGTGGACATACGCCAACGA